GTTACAAATAAACATGTATCGCCTAATGTTTTTGCATCACTTGCTCGTTTTAATTGTAAAAACGATTTTGCAAACGAATGAGAAGGTAAAAAATTTGATTTATCAATATGAGATGCCAGTAAGACTACAACATAGTGCTCAATAGTTTCTGGTAATTCAATACCAGTATGTTGTCTAGTTTCTTGTACTACATCATAAAATGCAGATACATATTCATCCTGCATGATGTATTTATAAAAAAAGACCTGCTAAGTTAATAACAGGCCTTTTTTATAATATGTGATAGGTTGGACTTGCGAATACCAACAACCCAAGCGTACAGTCGCTCGAAAATAACTTAGGCGCCTCACAGTAAACTAGTTAGGTTTACTTTTTCTAGCACTCCGTGTCTCCACAGTCTACTAGCACCACTACAGTGTGTGAGCCAAGTTTGGAGCCTGCTACTCCTCTTCCTTGCACTATCTAACACAAACCGTCGTCTGTGTTATGTGCTTAATATAACATATACAAAAAAAATGTCAACCATTTTATTAGAAAAAAAGTCAAAAAAATAGGCGCCGTAGCGCCTATCTTTTATCTGTATTAACTATAACTTAGCTAAAGCTTACATTTGAATTATCAATTGCAACTTTTGCTAGATAATCAGCTGCGTTACCTAGAGACGAAGCAGTATTTGTTAGCTCAACATATCCATAACGAGTCATGAATGATACTGTTGGCTCAAATGTGCCTGGATCTAGAACAACACCTGAACTCATTAGTGGGATGTACGGGCAATAAAACGCTGCTGCGTCTGATTCGCTTGTACCTTTGTACCCAATAAGTACTGGTGATGCATCTGATGCATATGTGTTTACATATACTTTCATTGCGTTGTTTAGTGTACCAACCATTTTAGTGTTTGTTGGTGCTTCAAAAGTACCTTCTGTAGTACGAGCAAATGCCGAAGTAGTTGCTGACTGTAGAAGTGTAAGTGTGAATGGTGAAACAACTGCCCAGTTACCTGCGCCGCGACGTGTACGCTGAGCGATTAGGTTTGATGCGCGGTTGATTTGAACTGCAAGTGCTGCATGTTCGTCACCAACAAATGTAGCTGTACCTGATACTGCTGCTTGGTTGTATGTTTCAACCGCATTACCGGCTAGCGAAGTTAAAGAAGCTAAAACTTCTTGGTCAATCTCAGCAGTAATTTCTTGTGCTAGAGCAGCCATTATTTCTGCTTCAACATCAATACCATGCTGTGACTGAGCATCTTGAGCTGCTTCGAAAGTCCAACGAGCTGATAGCTTGCGTGACTTTGCTTCCACAGTTTGTTTCAAGATCTGAATACTCATTCTGTTACCAGCAACACCTTCCATAGCTGCTGTTACATCAGCAGTACCTGGGTTGCCTTCGTTTCCTGAATAAGCTTCAGCAATTTTGAATGGGCTTAGAGCCTCTTCGCCAGCTGTTACGTCTGTGCCACCACCTGTAGAAATGCTATCTGCATAACGTACTCTTAGTGTGTGGATTTGACCAACTGGTCCAGTCATAGGTTGAACACCAACTAGCTCATTAGCTATAACTGTTGGCATAACACGTCTAATCACTGGAAGGATTACACGGTTTAGTGTTGCGACATTACCGGCAGATGTAGCACCAGCTGTAGCAGTTTCTGAAAGATACTTGCGAGTATTTTCTAATGTTGCTGCCATTACGCTTTTCTTGTTGCCTGATAGGCCTTCAAGAAGTGCTGTTTTCGTATCCTGCCAGCGACTTTCTAGTAGTTCCGACATAATAATCTCCTTAATTTAATCCAGCAAGACGCTTGATGTCAATAACATTTCCGTCGTCTGCTTGTTTACTACTTGTTTGTGATTGCTCACGGTTGCCTGTTACTTCTTTTGCCTCTATTAGTGGTGCCTTTTGCTTTGCTGGAGTATTACTATCAATAACTGATGGTAGGTACTTTTCAAACGAAGATTCTAGTCTTGATGTTTGTACTGATTCCAGTAAGTCTGTCATAATTTCTCTTTGGTCCTTACTTAAAGGTCCAAGAAGATTGTTCATTTTTTCTGCTCTTGTTGCTGATTCTTGAAGTCTTTGTTTTTCTGCTTCTTTAGATTCTGCAATAGCAATTGCTTTTGCAGCATACTTTTTAGCTTCTGCCAGTTGTTGATTTTTAGTATCAAGAACTTTTAGTAGTTTTGCAGTTTCACTTTTTTCATTCAAATATGAATTAGTGTATTCAGCTGCATATGCTTCAAATATTTTACGACCAAAGTCGTTTCTACGTGCGACATTGATATCTTCTTTTAGTGCGCTAATCTCTTTAGTAAGAGTCTTTGCAACTGTTTCAGATACTAGTGTAGCACTTCTTTGGATAAAGTCAGTTTTAACTTTAGCCAAGTGTGATTTAGCCTCACGTACTAAACGTACTTTTGTTTCTGCTAAATCTTTTTTGTCTTCATGAAACTCTGTTATCTCTGAAGCTAACTGTTCTACAACGAACTCTTCAAGTTTAGCATAAGACTCAGCCATTGCTGCTTTGTCTGCTCTAAGTTCTCGAATTTCTCCTTGTAACTGATCTACAACAAATGTTTTTAATAGATCAGCATTTTCACGCATTGCTACAGCATATTTTGCTTTAGCTTCTGCTAATTGCTTTCTATCTTCAGCAAACTCAGCAATTTCACTTGCTAATCCTTCTGATAACATCTGATCAATAGCTTCCACCATTGTATTTTTATCGTGCTCGTACTTCTGTGCGAACTCTTCACGTAGTTCAGCGGTTACTTGTTGGCGATTCTCAACGATCTTCGCATTCCAAGCTTCCTCAACTTCAGCTCTGATTTCTTCCGAAACAACGTCGTTTTCAAAAAGTGTTTTCAGTGCGTCCAACATTAATTGTCCTCCTATTATTGGAGTTTGCTGATTATGTTAATCAGCGATTCCTTAAGATATTTTTGTGCCTTATAATCGTGTTTTGTTGCCTGTGCTAGTTCATATGCCTTCATACCCCCACGAGCATTTAATAATTGTTCGTAGATTGGTGTTGGGTAAGCACCGGGGGCGCTGGGCTGAGCCACAACGTCCACAGTGATAATTTCAAAGTCAGCAACATTACCGTTGCTGTCAACTTCACCTGCTCCTCTTGAAGAAACGCCTAGTTTAACATCTGCTTCAAGCATAGTTTTAACTAATTGTCCCATTGGAGTTGGTAATATTTTTAGTTTTCCATAACCATTTGGACCGTCCATCCACATGCTTTCAATCATGAGACATACACGGTCTAGGTTAATATTTAAGCCATCTGGATGATCAACCTCTCCGAGAGGGGTAAATCCGTTTTGGATTTGATCGTTGAGCGTTTTGACAGCCCTGCCTATTTCTGCAACAGGATATACTCGCTGATTAGCGTTACGGACGTCACCTTGAATGCAAATACCTTTCATATAAAGATCTTTGCCTTCGTTGGCATTCTCAAGCACAATTTGTGCTTGATCGAATGTCAAATGCTCTCGTAAGTAGTTGTTCATCTAATGCCCTGTCTTGCTTACTTTGCTCGCTTGCTCAACTTGTTAAGTGTTGGACCTGCGGCTTTGTCAGCAGTTTCCGGCTTACCTTTTTTCTCAGCGCCGTGTCCTGGCTCAGATTTTTTAAATCCTGTTTTGCCAGCTTTACCACCAGGAACGTTAATGTTCTTAGTGTTCATGTCTTTTGGGTTTTGGTCATTAAGTGCTGAACCTTTTATTTTTGATCCTGCGCCAGCTTCTCCACTGTTTTCAGTATCGCTACGTAAAATGTTTGCGCTTGTTCCGCCCATATTATTTGGACCTGCTACAGATGATTTTGTGTTTGCGCCATTGTCGCCCATTTTAGCCGGAGCAACTTTTTCTACATACTCACGCATTTGTTCCGCTGCTGACTTATTGCCTTCTTCAACTTCTTCGTCTGCTGCTTCGTCTAGATCTTCGTCTGACTCTTCAACTTCTTCGTCTGCTGCTTCTTCAACTTCTTCGTCTGCTGCTTCAAATGCATAACCTTCTTCTGGCTCTTTGTCATCCATGTCGTCGCCTGCTTCTTCTTCGTCGCCTGCGTCATCATCGTTCATCATTGAATCAAATTCTGCTTTTAGTTTTTCTAATTCATCTTCTAGATCTTCAACACGATCGGCCATGTCACCTTCGTCGTCCATGTCCATGTCGTCGCCGTCTTCGTCGTCCATGTCTAGATCCATATCCATCTCCATGTCGTCGCCAGCATCGCCACCCATCATCATTGGGTCTGCTTCTACTTCAAACTCGTCTAGATCAAAACCTTCTTCTAGTTCATCATCAGACTCATCTACTTCTTCGTCTGCTTCGTCTAGATCTTCTTCTGACTCATCTACTTCTTCTGACTCATCTACTTCTTCATCAGATGCTTCATCAACTTCTTCGTCTTCTAGTAGTGACTCATAAATATCTCTTGATTTTTCTACCACAATCTCGTGGAATAGTTCCTGTGCTCTCTCTTTGTCTTCGTTGACAAGTAGCTCGAGCATTTCTTCAAATTTACTACGATCTGCCATTGTTTTCTCCTGCAATAAAATAAATACCGTTTACTCGGTATGGGCTGTCAATATTATTTACTTTATTTACACGAAATAGTCCTGAAACGGCTATTATTTGCAAGATTTTCAGTTATCTGACTACATTAATCCGTGTCGATTTTTAAAATCTTCAACGGTAATGTGTTTTATGTTATCAATATTTACCAAATCAGGAGGAATAAAGCCTTCTTTGTCAATTACTCTTACATATTGAATATTAGGGTTTTCTTTTACAGTAATCACTGTTTGTTTAAGCCAATTGCCATAAAATGTTGCCCTGTCACCAGATTTTTTATAATTCGGTGTACTCGAAAAAATATTATTTACAAATCTACCGTCATCTAAACCTTTATAATCAAAACCTAATATATAAATTATTTTATGCTTATGCTGACTAGCTAACCATAATGCCGTCGGACCGCTGCTCCAGCCTTTGCTTGGATCAAACAAATTAAGATGTGTTATGTTGCGATAACTACGATTAGGATTTGTCCATAAAGGTCGTGTTAAATGCCATCCTGTTTTTGTAATTTCAAAAACCATTCTAGTATCTACTGCAATTAAATAATCAGGATCGAATGTTCTATAAATTGCATTACATCCGTACATTTTACCAAAGGCTCTCAAAGGTTCTAAAGGAATGCCCTTTCGACTCATGCCATTGCCTATTATAAATGCTTTCCGCATTCCTGAAACATTTTCTTCAACAAGTTCTTGTGCATGTTCTTGTATTTTTATTAACGTAGGGTTAGGTTGTGGCTTACTACGTTCTATTGCACTTTGCTTTGCAATACGCTCTCTAGCTTTATCAATTTTACGTTGTTCTTTGAGACGTCTGTATTCTTCTTTAGAATACTTTGACTTGTCTATCTTGGCCATTAGACACCTTCAGCTGCTGCGTTTGCTGCCATTCCGTACATTTGTCTTATAAATTGAAGATCTTTTTTCTTTTCTTCTGCGTGTAAATCAGATGCTTTTCTAATTCTATTAATTTGTTTAAGAGTTAGTCTAGTTTTTCTTGTGTCGTCATAGTCAATAGGTGACACATCGTTTTCAGGCTCGTAGCGATCATCTTCTACAGGCTCTACAGTTTCTTTATCAAAATAAAATATTTCTCTCAGTATCATAGTATTATTTATATCGTTTGCTCAGCATTTGATCTGCCGCCTGGCATAGGTAAATCACCTGTTGCAGTTTCAGGTGCTTCACCTTCCGAGCCTTGTATTGGTGCTTCACCTGTATCATCTACATCTTCAATCCCGCCTAAGTCACTTTCTATACCAGCACTACTTATACCAGCACTACGCATTTCGCCGCCTGCGTCAGTTGCTGTTGGCTCAAGTGTTTCTTCATTTTCTTCACGCCATAAGCGTTCATTTTCTGCAATCTCTTCAGCTGATAAACCTAAGAATCTATCAAGAGCAAATCTATTTGAAATGTAAGGCAGTGCTGCCATTTGTGTATACGTAGGCACTCGTGCATTATCAATTTCACTCTGTCTATAACTTGCAAAGTTCTGCGGTGGTTGGAATTTAAGTTGAAACATATTTGTATCTATGTTTACACCTTTTTCTAATACATAACGTTTAAACTCAGTATCAAACTGCTCAGCAACTAATCCTTGTAAACGTTCACAATATGTATTAAATCTTAATTCTTGAATGTATGCTGTTCCTACTCTACCGTCATTATATTGGCTACTTGCATCATCTGCACCAGTAGGTAGATAACTTGACGGGATGCGCAAGCCGCGAACTAACTTGTTAGTAAAATATCTAAGGTCATCAATTTCTCCTAGATTAGTTCCACCTGGCAATGTCTCAACTTTAGATCCACGGCCCTCAGCCGTTTGTGGAAAGAAGTAGTCTTCGTTAATTGACAGAGGATTATAAGAACTGTCTATGACATTTTGCCCTCCTCCAGTCGCCGATGGGATTCTTCTTTGGTGAATTTCGGTCTTTACACGCTCCACAAACTGCATAGCAAGGTGTGATGGCATGTTACCCACATCAACGTAGAATACTCTGCGCTCAGGAGCACGTTGAACACGATAGATAATAATCGCATCTTCAAGTAATTCTTTTTGTTTGTATACTTTAAATACAGTTTCTAATAGTGAATTACCAAACGGATAATTTTTATCTAAGCCTTCTGATAAACTTAAATGCACTACATGTTTTGCATCAACTGTAATTTCATTTTCTTCATTTTGCCAACGGTTGCCGTTGTTAATTGGGTTATTACCAACCATTCCTCTAACACCGCCAGTTAAATATCCACTGCCGCCGCCTGTTACATTACCGTTAGTATCAAACGGAGTTGTTGCAACCATATCTTTAAAATTTAAATTAAAGTTTTTTACAACATACTGTTCAGGCACTTTGCCTTCTGATTCGTTAACAATAATTTTTGTTACATTAGATGGATCAGTATGAAACCATTTTCTAGTTTCTGGATCTCTAATAAAAATTTGGTCACCGTACTTGAATACATTTCTTAGTATTCTAAACATACGTGTATCAAATTTTTGTATCTTACACCATTGCTTTAGATACTGGGCAAGTATTGTAACTTCAGTATTTGTTGCCTTTTTATTAAATTCAGTTATAAAATGTGTACCGTTTTGATCATTAAGTTGAGAACAAAACTCTGCAAGGATATCTAAAGCAGCATTAACCTCTGAATCAAGATCCATTGTGTTGTACTGGCCATAACGTTCAACACGATTAGGTGTACCAACATATACATCAGGCAAATAACTTGAATAGTTTGATCTAGCAGGTCCAGGCATACTACCAGAGTTGCGATTACTAAATGGACTATAGCTTCCACTAGGGTTATTTACAGTTGGTACTGGTGTAAAATATTTTTTCCAAGACATTTTTTGTTTTCCTTACGGGCTCGTTATATTTCCGTCAGCAAGATTATTATTGGCTATACCTGCTATGTTCTTAGACATTGTCTTATTATATCTGCTAGACCACATAGTATGTTCTTCTATTTTCGCTAATATACTATTTAACTCTTTTACTGTTTCCTCAGTTAGACCTGATCCGCTGCCTAAATTAAATTTACCTTCATTAAGAAGTGATGCAGTGCTGACTCCGCTTTCAAAGCGACCGCTATTTTTATCTGCAAGTGCTTTGTTTAATTCAATAAATGCATCAGCTAATTCTTTAATTGCTTCAGCTGTATTTGTTATTCCTTCAATATCTGCAGATGCTAAATCATTTAATTTAGTTTTTACATTAGTAATATTAGCAAGTTCAGCAATTCCTTCTGCTGTTCCTTTTAATCCTCTTACATCGCCTAGTTTCTGTAGATTTATTTTTAATGAAACGATGCTACCATAATCTACTGTTTTGCCGTTGTTAACTTGAGCCAATGTGCTCATGCCTGTTGCAAATGCTTCTAGTACTTTTAAATTGTTTTCAAGAAATTCGCTTTCAAATTTTGTAGAACCAAAATCTTTAATTTCTTTAAATGGATCTGTATCTTCTCCAAAAAAGAAATTTGATACCCCGTTCCAAAAGTTTGCTAAACCTTCGTATTTTAAACCTGCTCCTAACGTATTCATACCTGTTGCAAATGCTTGTAAAGCTTCTGCTTTTAGTTTAATAGTAGCAGTATCGATTTCCATACCTTGGAATTCTTCTAGTAATTCATAAGTTGTTTTTTGTTTGCCTTTGCCACTAGCAATCGAAAATAGATCTCCTAAAAAGCCACCGATGCCCTGTATAAAGTTTCCTAAACCGTCTGCTACTTTACCTGCTCCGAGTGTGCCTATACCTAAACCTACAGCTCTCATACCTTGACCTACTGATTTTAATTTTTCTCCGTCTAAGTTTTCAAACTCTTTCATATTTTCAGCAAAAGTACCAAAACTTTCTCCTAGTACCCATACACCGACGCCTATTCCCGTTGCAAGTAAGCCTATTGCTGTTCCAAGAGCACCAGCGCCTAATACTGCCTTACCTCCAACAGGACCTCCCCAAACTGCTAGTCCTCTAGCTGCGCCTCCTAATAAGCCGCCTTCTCCTTCTCCGCCTTTGCCAAGTCCTTCTACAAATTTAGTGCCTGCTGGTGCTTTAAGTAATCTTGGATCTGCTGCTATTTTTTTAGATGTTTTATTTCTTACTCTTGTTTTTCCATCCTTGCCTGTAAATTCTTCTAAATCGGAAGGTAGTCCTCCGCTTCCTGAGAATGCAGTTGTTAATGCTGTTCCAATTCCTGTTGCAATTGCTGTTGCTACACCTGCGGTTACAGCAGGAAGTAAAAATAAACCAGTAAACCCAGCTACAATAACTGTTCCAATTTCATCCATTAGTGTACCGTTTTTACCAAACAGGTCATTAATAGCTTTCTTAGTCTCAGCACTAAGAAATAACCCATCTTCTAGTTGACCGGCGTCATTTGGTTTAAATGGTTTAAGATCGAGTAAACTTCCATCTATTTTATCAGTAATTGCTTTAGTAATTGCACTACCAACTGTAGACAAAGTACCAGTCTTGTCTACATAGTCATTTTTTTGAAGTTCTTTATCTAGAGATGCTTTCTTTTCTTCAAGTATTTTGTATTGTTCTTCTAATCTTGCAAGTTCTTTTACAGCTTTCGATCTTGTTTCCTCATCTGGACTAGAAGCGGCTAACATCTCTTGTTCAAGTTGTTTGGCTAAAACTTTTGAAAGTTGAGATTCAACTGTAGATTTGTTATCTAATGCCCTTTGTTTTTGTTCTTCAGCAGTAACACCCATAAAGAAATCTTTGATTATTTGTGTAATGTCTGTCCACAACATATTCATTGCTGATTTAAATCCGTCAACACTTAAAGTAGTAATAAAACTTTCAGTCCAGTCAGTAATAGTTACTATTGCATCTTTTAGAAGAGTAGTAAATCCTTCCGAACCTAACATATTTGCAATACTTTCTACTGATTGTGATATTACACTGAACACTCCACTGTCAATAAAGTTCTCTGTAATTTCTTTTCTTGCATTCTTGATAGCCTGATTAAAAGTAACTAATGCATTTGTTGTACTGTCTCTAGAATCAGATTCTTTTTTAGCTTTTTCGAGATCATCTCTTAATCTTTTTTCGTCAAAAATACCGTTATCCATATAATCAGTAAAGTTCTTGCCCATAGATTGTAAAATTAATGCTAATTCTTTACCAGGCCCGTCCATGCCTGCGGCTGCAACTGTTAATAAACCTTCTAAATCATCTGACGATGCTGCTGCTGCTTTAACGCCTTCTACAAATCTATCAATAGATCCTCCTTCAAACGCTTCCATGTCAGTATTTGCATCTTTTGTTAGTGCGGCTGTAAGTTTTATTTGTTCTGCAATTCCCGGAAGCCCTGCTGCTAACATAGCAGTTGCATCAGTTACAGGACCTATACCTAATATTTGTTGTTTATAAAACTCTGCTCCAGTTTGGCCGTATAGTGCAGTAACTTCATTCATACCAGCAATAACTTTTTTTCTTTCAATGTCATCCATTTTAGACAATGCCTTTTGGTAAGCAATATCATTTTGATTAGCAGCAGCCTTTGCTTCAAGTGAATCTATTTCTTCACCTGTTAATTTTGACAGTGTACTTAAACTTTTAGCGTAACTTGCTGCATTTAAAGCAAGCTGGGCATCATTTATTTGTCTTGTCCTTGATCCTGCTCTGTCAAGTACAGCATATCTCATAAGTGACTCGTTAATGTCTTCAAATGTCAAACCCATATTTAAAAGTTGATTACGTGTAGTTTTATCTAGTGCTTTTTGTAAATCAGCAACTCTACGAACACCTTGTGTAACAGTTCCGCCAAATGTTGATAATTCTTTAGAATTTCCTTTAACAAATCCTGTAAACTCGTCTAAAGTCATAAACAATTGAGCCGAACTACGCCTTACTTCTTCTAAACTGTTGCCCATTGAACCGCCTACACGAGATATTTCTCTAAAACTTTCTAGCGTGTCATCAAAATATCCAGTTAAACCTGCAATACGACTACCAAATATCGGTATATGCTTTGCAAAATCAGTTAAACTACTGCCGCCGTCGATAAGTTCTTTAGTAAAATTACTTAAACTTGTACCTATAGCAACAATACCAACTCCAAGTACGCCTAAACTCTTGCTTAATACATTTGTATTACGCTTTACAGACTTTGTATTTTCATTTAGTGCATCTCTATGGTCAGTTACAACATCAATGCCTTTATCAAAAGCATCTGCAAGTTTTTTTGCTTTGTCAGCTGACTTTTTAGGATCAAATCCTTCTTTTTTAGCAAGGTGTTCAACTGCTTTGAGAAGATCTTTTAAGGTTTCTTCACTAGCAACACCGCCTTTACCAAAATTACCAATTTCAATTTCTTCAGCCAACCCTAATTCCTATAAACTGCGCACTTAATAAATATAGATATATACTTTACATTGTATTTATATGGAGATTACCATGCCAGAGTTCGACCCTAATGCATTTCAGGGAAATAATCAAGATTTTCAGCCTAACCCGCTGCAAAAATACTTTAGACAACCTAAAGTATACATAACATTGCCTAGTAAAGGTAATTTTTACCCAGAAGGCACACTTGAATTACCCGATAACGGTGAACTTCCGGTATTTCCAATGACTGCTAAAGACGAAATTACTATTAAAACACCAGATGCGTTGTTAAACGGACAAGCAACTGTTGATGTAATTAAGAGTTGTATTCCTGCTATAATTGATCCATGGCATATGCCAAGTATCGATCTTGATGCAGTACTTGTAGGCATTCGAGTTGCAACATATGGCGAAGAACTAACACTAACTACTAAAATTCCAGGTGCAGGTATAGAGAAAGACTATACTGTTGACCTTAGACAGTTACTTAATAAACTATTATCTAATGAATTTCACTCTGAAAGTACAATTAATGGACTAGGAGTAACAATTCGACCATTAACTTATAGAGAGTTTACTGAAAGTAGTTTAAAAACGTTTGAAGAGCAGCGTATCTTTAATCTAGTTAACGACGATACTGTTCCTGATAGTGAAAAAATGTCAAAGTTTAATGAAAGTTTCTCAAAATTAACTGCACTAACCATCGATATGTTGTGCAAAAGTGTAGTAAGCATACGAGTTGAAGATCAAACTGTAACAAATAGAGGTCATATAGAAGAATTTATTAAAAATTCAGATAAATCCTTCTATACTGGAGTTAAAGAACATTTAGAAATTCAAAGATCACAGTTTGAATTAGAGCCTATGACAGTAAACACTACAGAAGATGAGCAAAACGCTGGTGCTCCAAAAACTTTTCAAATTCCTATTACATTTGACCAATCAAATTTTTTCGGATAAAACTTCTTTCAATGAATCTGACTGAAATTCTAGCAGAAGATAAGAAATTAAAAGAAGAACAAAAACAACTAAAGCATGAAGTCATACAATTAGCATGGTTTATGCGAGGAGGTTGTAATCTTGAAGAAGCATTTTCATTATCACCTGAAGATAGAGAAATAATTAGCGGTATTGTTAAAAATAATATGGAAACTACTAAGAAAAGCGGACTGCCATTCTTCTAATCACTTGCCAACTTTACCATATTGGCTTAAACGTTGACTTTTATCAAAGTTCTTATCAACTATAGTAGGTTGTTTTTTAGGTCTTGCAGTATTATCAACAGATTTTTGTAATTGTGCTATTAATCTACGTTTTTCTTTTGAATTTAACTTTAGCGCAGCATTTTTTGTTGACATATATGCACTACTTACTTTTGTTGCAGGTTGTTTAGGTTCTTTGCTAGGCGTTTTTTGTCCAGATGACTGAGTAGGAGTCATAGCTTGTTTAGATTTTGCTAAAAATATAGTTTTTAACCGTTTTGCATTAATCGGAGGTGTTGTATCTATATCAGATGTATCAACATTTTTTCTTTTTAAGAAATCAAACAAATCATTATAGTCAGATGTCTTAACTTTTTTTTCTTGTGTTCCAAGATGTGCTGCATATTGCTGTAATAATTTATTTGCAGTAGCTTGTAGATCAGCTGCTCCTGCTTTTTCAGCACGTCGAATCATTCTTCCTTGTTTAGTTAAAGGAATAAATTCATCTAATTGTGATTCTGTTAATATATCATTAATCTTCATGTATATATTTAGTATATCTACTTCGTAGATATAAGTTTTCGCTATCGCTCAAACTATACTTCTTCTTTTTAACTGAACGAATGTGAAGTAATAGTTTCATGTAGATTAATTAGTCAGACGGAACCTTGCAAGGTCCCGTCGTCCTCGAAGATATCTTCATGTGAGTATCATAGTCGAGACATTGGAAGTAGGTATTTGACTTTGCTACTGGGCTCTGACCTTTCCCAACCTACGTCGACATCACGCAAAATGCGCTATCCCCCGCTTCGTTCCTAGTGCTAAGGGGTTTTCGTAGCATACAGCCT